GGACAAGGAAAGATGGTAGGGGACCGCCGTGGGCGCGGTATCTTAACTACCTAGGGGGATCCTCAAACGGGCGACTGAAGACCGTAGTCAACCCGGAGAATTTTGTCAACTGCACTGGATTGGATCTGAAAGCCGAAACCTGCATCGTCGATTAACTCAGCCAACTCCTGCACTTCCGCAAGGGAGAGGCCATAGCGGCGAGAGAGCTCGTCGTCGTTGATGTGGTATGAGCAAGATTCAGAGTCAAGACCGTAGGGGAGGTGCTTAGCGGCAGCAGCCTCATATTCCTTAGTTACAGTCGCCGATTGCACGTGTTTTCGGAGTGACAGCAAGATGCTAAAAGTCGCGCCTGGGTACATTCCCCGCAGGACACTCTTTTGGAACGAAGCGGCCCGCGCCTCTATTCCCTCACTCTTCTTCCCCGGCAGGTCGCCCTTAGACGTTCCTGACGCGCGAATCAGCACACCCAAGTTCAAAAGCGGGCGCATGACTCCATTTTCATCCCAGGCTGGTGAATGTTTCAAGAACTGCAATTCATGTGGTATTTTCGCCTCCTCGCATGTTATGACATAACCGACCCTCGACGCTGATGTTGCTAAGTCTTCAAAGTCCTTAATGCGGCCAGCGCCAAGGTCTTCTGAGATCGCAATACCAATATCAAAGTTCGCAAGATTGTTAATGCCAGTTGTGAGGGTGCTACCAGAGTACAAAACAGGTTCACCGTGGATGTTTTTCAGTTTACAGACCTGATGTCGATCGTGTATGTTGACAATTTTGATCGGTAATTGGCATTGTTTAACCAATTTGGACATATCGGGTTTCATGTTGTCAGGAGTAATGTATTGGATCTGATCAAAAATGGCAAGTGTGTGTGAGGCGTCGCACCCGGAGATATCCAAATTGCCGTACTTAACATCACCGTTTGGTAGACGCACAGAACAGCAGGAATCATCCGAAAACAGTGCCATATACCCGTTCTTCTCGGGCGGACACATCAACTTCTCAAACACAGATACCAGTCTTGCATAACTGGGTGCCTTCACAAATTCAATTTCAAAGCCATTGACAATCAACGGCTTAACATTCATCGCTTCTTTAATGAACCCGGTGCTCCTAAACCCCTGAAGAGAGGCGGCTACACCCAAATCGCCAATCATCCGTGGCCATTTTCCAGGTTTTGCAAGCTCATCGCATTTCATCTTGTACAACACCGAACGGAGCCAAAGAGGACTTCCCAAGTCACCACTCTCTATTAGCTCCTCCATTGCTTTTATACGCAGCTCCCTTTTTGGATGTTTATCCGCATGGTGAATAAGAGCTTCGTACAGCAAGCCAGCAAAGGACTCAGTGTAACTCTCCGCCATCCAAGATTTGATAAGATCACTCCTGGCGACGTCTGAGTAGATGAAGTCAGCTTGGGCTTGTCGGTAAAC